GATGAGTCAGAATGGGAACAATATTCATCAAGTCCAGGTGCTTTACTGAAATATAGGCAAGGATTTCAACCCCCAACTCCTGTAATGCCAGCTCCTATCAACAATGCTTTTTATAGTATCACTCAAGAAGGTAAATCAGATGCGGAGTATATTTCTGGTGTTCCTTCTGCGATGATGGGATTTACTCAGCAACAAGCTGAGACTTATAGAGGATTGCTTGCTAATGATGAGTTTGGTACTAGAAGATTAAAATCGTGGATGTCTACAATAGTAGAACCGTGTCTTGAGCATTTGGGAAAATGTTTTCAGATGATAGCTCAAAAGCATTATACGATTGATAAAGTTTTTAGAATAGTTCAACCTGAAGCAGGTCAAGAACCAGACCAAGATAAAGAAGTAAGAGTCAATATTCCGATATTCAATGATTTTGGGCAAGCAATTGGCAAGTGGACAGATTATGAAACTTCTAGATTCGATGTAAGAATAGTGGCTGGTGCTACATTACCTATTAATAGATGGGCATTATTAGAAGAATATTTTAGATGGTTCCAAGCTGGATTGATTGATGATATTGCGATGATAGCTGAAACCGATATAAGAAATAAAAAACAATTAGTAGATAGAAAGAGCTTATATGCTCAATTGCAATCACAATTAGAACAGATGACAGAAGCTATAAAAGATAAAGAGGGTACAATAGAAACCCTTGAAAGACAATTAGTACAGGCTGGTATAAAAATGAAGGTTAATGAAGCAGGTACTCAAGTGAAAAAACAAGTCCTTGATACGGAAGCTCAGCAAAAATTACTTAGAGGTATGATGCAAGGAGAAGTTCAAATGGCTAAAAAAGACCTTGCAAGAGAAGTAAAGGCAGCTGTAGCTGAAGCAAAAATGGATGCAAAAAAAGACTTTGATAGTAACAAAGAAAAATAATAAATTCGGTAAACATAAAAAGGACATATTATGGAAGAAAATGTACAAGTAGGCAACGCTCCTGCAAACGGAGCCCCAGAAAGTACGATGGGAATGAGTAGCGAAGGGTTTTTCGAGGCTCTCGATACTCAGGTTAACGGTGGTATATTAGATGCCCCTCCCTCACAAGAACAGACAACCTCTCGGTCGTTGGAAGATGCTGGTAATCAGTTTCTTCAAGAACAACAACAAAAAGAGAGCCCTGTAGAGGGACAGGCGGATGTTGAAAATCTGCAAAAAAGGTATTCGGATTCAAGTAGAGAAGCAAAACGATTAAGTGGACGCTTATCTGAAATTGAACCATATTTACCTATACTCGATGCTATGAGAGAAGACCCTAATTTAGTTACTCATGTGAGAGGCTATTTTGAGGGTGGTGGTCAAGCCCCAATTAGTATGAAAGAGAGATTACAATTGGATGAAGATTTTGTGTTTGACCCAGACGAAGCTATGTCAAAACCTGATTCAGACTCCGCTAAGGTTTTAGCGGCTACGATTGACGGAGTAGTCCAAAAAAGGCTTAATGATGCTTTGAGTACGCAGAAAAATGAAAACCACAGACTCACGAGAGAATCTGAGTTTCGTTCTAAATACACTTTATCAGAAGAGCAATGGAAAGACTTTGTTGGTTTTGCCAAAAATAAAACTTTGCAGTTAGATGATATATATTATCTTATGAATAGGGGACAAAGAGAACAACAAATCGCACAGAGCGCTAATCAAGAGGTTACTAACCAAATGAAAAGAGTTCAACAGCGACCACAATCTCTGGCTTCTACGGGCGGCTCTCCAGAGCCACAAAAATCTCCAGACGATTCAGTCTTTGAAGAAATACTGGGTATTGACACCACATTAGAGAGTGTATTAGGCAGATAGCCTAATACTTTAATTAAGTCAATAATAGTAGCCTTTAAGGCTACAAGGAGAAGGACACATGGCTGATTTATTTCAGATAAGTGATGTTTCCAGTTTGACTGAGAGTGGTTCAGCTATAGCGGGTTCAGCGCTTAGCACAGGTGATCTGAGGCGAAAATATAATTTCGGTGACAGAGTATCTGAGCTAGCAATAGCACAAGACCCGTTTTTTAGATTCTTATCAAAAGTTTCTAAAAAGCCAACTGACGACCATCAGTTCAAATTTACGGAACGACGTCCATCTTACCATAAACGATATGCATACGTAACTGCACATGGTACATCTCGCGCAGGCATGGTGGCGAACCAAGCAACAGTTACAGCAGGCAATATTGACCCAGGTGATACTTATTATTTTCAGTTTATGACTGATTATAAAAGTGCTGGTAACATTGGTCAAGTTCGAGGTTCAACTAACTCAATTCAAGTTGGTGACGACGGAACTCAACCAAAGTTTATCATTCCTGGTCAATTAATAAAAGTACCATTTCAAGGTACCGAAGCAGGAACAACGACATTAGCTACATCTGTTGGTGTAGATGATTATATAGTTGTTCGTGTAGAAGAAGCAACTGCTACTTCAACTGGTACTAAGGCAGCGAATAAAAATGGTATTGATTGCAAATGCGTAGTAGTGAAAGACCTTGACACCGATACTAATAATGAGTTAGGTGGTTGGGGTGCTGGCGGCACTGCAGACCAAAGCCTTTCTGGTGCTGGTACTACAGATGCAGAGTTCGCAGCTCTTACAATGATACAATTGGAAGGTGCTCGCTCACACGTGGTTGGTAATTCGTTTGGACAGGGTAGTGGATACCCAGAAACATGGAAAGACAATCCATTCTCTACTGGATACGGACTTACTCAGATTTTCAAAACTTCGTTGGCAATGGATAACACAACTCGTGCCACTGTTACAAAGTATGAACCTAATGAGTATGCTCGTATTTGGCGAGAAAAATTAATAGAGCATAAGTGGGACATTGAAACCGCTTTGCTTTTTGGTTCACAATACACAGATGGTAATGGGGTAACTCATACGCAAGGAGCTCTTGATTATATTATCAGTTATGGTAATATATTTAGTGGTTCTGGTATGGGCGGAACTGGTACAAAATCACAAGATGATTTCTTGGATGATATGTCTCATTTCTTAGACCCTCGTTATAATAACGCAAATGCTACTTTATTTTTTGTTAGCACAGACGTTTATAACTGGATGCATAAACTAAGTGGTTACATGAGTGCAAATATGTCTCAAGTAGCTGCAGTGCAGAATTCACAAGCTCGTGCAAACTGGGATATGGGACGTGTTGGAAGTAAAGACGCATTTGGAGTATCTGTAACTACATTCACAACTCCTTACGGAGATATAAATGTAGCTCGTAATGTCCACTTGGACGGCTCACCAGTCAAGATGATAGGTGTGAACATGAGATATTGTTCATACAGACCTCTTGTTGGTAACGGATTAAATCGTGACACAGCTATTTATGTTGGAGTGCAAACTCTAGAAAATAGTGGTGTTGACCGCAGAGTAGACCTAATTCAAACTGAAGCCGGTATGGAATGGCAAATGCCTGAAGCCCATGCTGTCTGGAAATAGGAGTGTAAATTATGGCTAGTCCATTATATGGTTCAATTAAGTTTGATGAGGAACTGAATAGCGCTAAGTATATTAAGCATAAACTTGCTTATCTATCTGGTGTCTATGACGACCTTGAATTACGAGCAGCCGCAGATACAACAGACGCTAAAACTGATACAGGATTCGCATTGAGAAATGGGGAAATTGTTGAAAGTTTATGGGATGGTGATGGAGCAGCTGCTTCTATGACACTACCTGAGGCGACAGTTGGCACATTATGTGTCTTCAGATTCTCAGCCCAAGCGGATGGTGGTACATCAATTACATTCACTAACAATAGTGGTGACTATTACGAAGCTGGAACAATTACTGTTCCTGTAACCAATATGGGCGATAAGCTTATTGGTCTTCGTAAACCTGCCTATCTTCAAAGATGGACAGAATCAGTTGCGACAGCTGGTGGTGCAATTGTAACTGTAGCTAAGACACACGATAATCTAGCAATCGCTGCAACTGCGAGTAACAATCAGACCAACATTGGTGCTGAAATAGCGTGGTTTTGCGATACAAAGGGATACTGGAAATTTAGTTTTCTAGGTTCTGAGCTAGGTAGTGGTGCAATTAATGCTACTTTTGCTACAACGTAAAAATCTGAAATTTGTGAGTTAATAACACAATATAAGGATATGAATAATATGAGATGCGCATTTTCCAATGGTTTTCCCTCCTTTTTAGTTGGAGAGTGCGTTATCTCGTTATTCGATGATATTATAACAATAGAAGACATAACAGATTTAGAAGAAGAAAGCGCAGCCAATGGCAACATTTGAAGAAAGAGTAGAAGGGATAAGTGGATTAGCAATAAGTAGTACATCAGCCCCTACTCAAACAGAATTAACAGAATTTTTAAAAGATGGAGTGATAGAAGTTACAGAAAGAGTTATTGCTTTAAAGCCAAATGAAGCTATTTATTATCAAAGAGAAAGTTCTATTCAAAGTTCTAATGGGTATGATTTGGGAAGCCCTAAAATAGTTTCAGTATTAAGAGAAAATAATTCTGATGGTTCTTCAGATGGGACTACTGCCTGGAGAGAATGTAGACAAATAAGCCCAGCAAAACAATCAAGAGTAGTCGATACTACAAGTTTAGAATATGCAACTAAATATAATCCTGCATATATGATAGGAGATGGGGGAATAAATGTTTACCCTACTCCAGATGGGACAAATGATGGATATAAAGTATATTATGTAAATAATGTACCAACTGATAAGACGAATGAAGTTTCATTAGTGCATACTCATAGTGATATAAAATATTTTCCAAATGATAAATATTATCTTGTTGTACTATACGCATCTTTTCAATCTTTATTAAATAATATATCTAATTTTTCAATTTCACAAACAGTGCCTAGTTTAACATTACCCTCAGCACCAGTAACTCCAAGTCCTCCAAGTTTTTCTACTCCTACAATATCACCTATAACAGTAGGTACAATGCCAGACATTGATGCAACAACAATTTCAAATTTAGGAGTTCCTCCTACTTATACTTCACCTACAGTAAGTGGAGATGCAACTTCATTAACATCTATAGAAATTTTAGATGGAGATAATGTTATTGATGTTCTTGCAGACCAGATAGAGTTTGAACAATTTTGGTCTGTAGCTGCTCATTTAATAGAAGATGAAGAAGATGTAGAATTAGCAAATGCTCAATTACAAAAAATTAGAACGTATGTAGAAGCATATTCTACTCAAATGCAGAATAACTTAAATAATTTTCAAAAAGAACAAGCAGAGTATCAAGGTAGAACACAAGAGGCATTACAACAAGCTCAAATCAATGCTTCAAAAGCTCAGGCTCAAGCACAGATTGATACTTCAAAAGTTACTACTCAAGCTCAGTTAGATGCGGCTGATGCACAACAAGAAACGGCTTTGTTATTGCAAAAAGAAAATCAAGAATATGCAGCTAAACTTCAACAATTTAGTAGTGATTTAGGAAAATATAGTGCAGAGGTACAAGCAAAAGTGCAAGACCATGCATCTCAAATAAATGAAATAGGAGCTGAAATACAAATAGATACAACTGAGTACAATTGGAAAAGCCAAAGGTACGCAGCTTTAAAAGGTCAATATGACCAAGCATTCGGACTTATGGCTCCGAGAGAAAGTAAAGATTAATGGCAAACGAAATTAGAATACATACATCTTGTGAAGTAATCCAAGATAATACAGAAACTGTTCAAGGTATTTCTTATACACAAAAAGCTTTAGATGGTAATGCCGATTCAAGAACTTGGGGTGGAAATTATACTATGAATCAAACTCCTGCAGATGGAGCTATTGCGTATTGGAAAAATGTAGTTGTAGATGTAACATCAGCGGATGGTCTTAATGATGGAACTGCTTTTGAAGGTAATGTAGCTGTAACTGATGGAACTTTACCAACTACAGTTCATGTATTATGTGTTGAGTTTGTAAAAATGTTAGGAACGGCAACAACAATAAGTGTAACTGTTAGTGGTGAAATTTTTGCTGTATTAGACCCAGGTCAATCCGTAGTAATTCCTATGGAAATGGGAGAGGTTATAGCTGATTGTCAAATACATGCAGGTCATTATACAGATGGTTCTAGAGAAGCAACAGTTAATGTAATGGTATCGGGGGTATAATGACAATATCAGAATTAATGGAACGAGCAGGTATTAAAGAATCTGGACTTGCTTTAGCTTGGTTAAAAGATGCATATCATCTTATACAATCAAATTCCAAAGAAGATTTAAAAGTAGAAAAATATAATATTATTGATGGAGAAAGAGATTATTTAATTCCTCAAGATATGATAGCTATAGAATCTATTTCAGTTAAAGATACAAGTGACCAAAAATATAAAAAAATTAGAAGACTAAATACACAACCTTTAACATCTGAGGATACAGACCCAGAATGAGTTATAAAACAGCACAGACTTGGTTTTACTATTTAAAAGGTAGGAACATTGAATTATATCAAAGGTCAGACTATGGAAGAACTGATACTTTAGGTAGTTATAAAATTAGATTGCCAG